AAACATTCATTTCCTACTCGAAACGAAAGGTTAGCATTTAGGAAAGTTAAAAGGGTTGAAATGACAAAAATAAATGAGATAGTAAAGGTTCTTATCTTATCGCATAATAAACAAGATTAAACCCAAATCCCCACAACGCCCAAACGATAAAAGAAGTCCAAGTTAAACCGAAAATAGCTACTATAAACGAAGCTATCATTATGGTTTTGGCAGTATGGAAAAGGTCGCAGAATATAACAAGTATATCTTGGGCTAAAAACTTGGATAACCATAAAGGTAGGTACTTATTAAACCATTCAGTTAATATGTATTTTGTTACATAGCCGTCTTTACTAAACCACAGACCCCACTTAGCAAATGCGTTGTTAAATATAACCGCATCTTGAACGGCTGAACAAATAATGGATATGACTAAACAAATGTAAATCATTTTCTATCGTGTTTGTTTTTTCGCTTGATTGCCCGACCTTTGCGCCTGATTCCGAAGGTCTTTTTCCCGTTGCTTTGCTTTGTATTTTTCATTTACTAAATTTACTAATCTTGTTCTATTTAAATCGTGTAATCTAATGCCTTCGATTTGTTCAGGTGTTAACTCCTTCATTATCGAATTTTTTTGTTAATAATCTTTTTATTGTGTACCTCAAAATCGCCAGTCTTAGGGTCTTTCGTTACGATTGCGAACCCTTGATTATGTTTAGATACTTGTGGGTTATAATCAGGATTAACCGTTGTCATTGCCCCGATTGAGTAGCATCCTAAAACCCTTCCATTCATATCTGATTCAATATGCTCGGATGTTCTATGAACGTGGGATATCAAGGTAGATGTATTAGTTTTAGTATACACTCCTCTCGCAGGGTTAACTGGCGCAAATATCCCCTTGACTATATGATGACCGTGTGCGATATTTAAAGACCCAAATTTCATAAATCTGTAATCAGCTACAAAATCTATCTTCATATCTTCTAACATAAGAAGTTTATCCAACTTATTGTTATGGTATAATTCAGGTGCTTGTCTTAACACATAATCCTCAATTCGTTTGTCGTGGTTGCCTGCATGAAACACTATTTTAACATCCATTACTTTTTGCATCCAAGCCAATAGATTCTTAACGCCTTCGATTTGTTCCATTACCCTCATTTCATTAGGCTTAGAAATAAACCGAGATATGGTACTAAAATCTAAACTATCCCCATTTATGATAATGCAATCTATACCCTCATCAAATGCATACTCTAATACCATAGTAAGAGATTCGATATCCGTGTATGGATAGTGTAAATCACCTATAACTAATGCTTTATTATGATTTGCACCAAAAACATAAGGGGTCTTATCCTCTTGTTGCCTAAAGTCTAAGTCAAACTTTGCCCTTTCTGCATTAAGTTTCTCAAAAAATATGGCTTTATTTTTTCTATTAAATTTCCTAACATTTTCTCCGTGCTTATCTAAGGCATATCTTACGCTATCTCTGGCGTTTTCAATACTCTTAAAAAGTAATGGATATTGATTAAAGACTATTTTTGCAAGTGTTCTGTGTGCCGATATTGTAGGGTTCTCCAATATCACCTGCTCGACAATTTTTTGTTTATTCATCTTCATAGGTTTCATCAAATATTTCAGCGTGAATCTCCGAAATGTAGTAATCGATAACTTCTAATGCCTTCCGCCTTGTCCTATCCTTTTTCTGCTGCATCTTGCGGTCATAGGTATCGATTAAATCTATTGCCATAAGGGAGTTATAGCATTGAACTATTATCTCGCCACGAGTATCGTAGTCCTCATAAACTAAATCTTCACTCCCATCCATATTGCTCATCAGGGGTAAATGGCATTTCGTAAGGTATGTTAATTTCTGTATCCATTAGGAAAAATATAAGTTAGCTTCTGCTTCTCTCCGTCTTGTTAAACCTGCTAAGACCTTTCCACCTGCCTTATTCCACTTTAGAAACTCGGCTTTAATAGTCGGGTCTAATGGGTTTATATTAACCTTTTTTAGTAGAGTGCTTGATTTTAAATTGCCCGCACCTAAATTGTAAGTAAACGAAACAAGTGCATCAAATTGACTTTGAGTTAAACTATCTACACACATTGCATCAACCGAACTCTCAAAACCTTTTAAATCGTTTATTAGGTAGGTAGTAGCTTGCTCAATTGTACATTTATCACCCATCTTAACTTTCTGTCCGTTTGGATATCGAATTGTTCCCCATCCAATAGTAGGCACGTTAGCAGGACATAAATAAGCATTTGCATAATAACCCTCAAAAGACTTTATTAGGTCAATTCCTTTGTTACTAATTTTGGTTATTTTCATTTTTTTTACCTTGTATAGTTGCAAAACCTGCATACCCAAATAAAGTAGCAGTTACGATAATTAAATCGGTACTTGTTATCTCCCAATTATATATCCCTTTAAATAAGAAATAAGCGGATGCACCCAAAGCAACTACAAACAAAGCAAATCGCTCTAATCGTTTACTACTTAGCCAACTCTTTTTGTCGCTAAATGTAAGTAGCCATTCTCTTATCAACTCTTTAATGGTGTTCATTACGTTCTAAGTGTTTAAGTAGTGCGGTAATTGCGTGAGTTAACTGCCCTTCTTGATTGTTATTTTTATGAATGTTATTAGCTAAAGTTTCAATAGCTACTTCAATCTTATCTATCTTTTTCTCCAATTGGTCTAACTTAGTCCCTTGAACCTGCTCAACTGATTGAATACGGCTCTCATGACTTTGAACCTTATCAAAAAGATACTTGCTCACCGCTCCCAAAAATGATACTGCCACACCTGCTATAAATAAAAACACGTTAGTCCACTCTGCCATAAATGAAATAAGAATATATGATGTAAGAAAATGGGATAGCGTTCGTAATAGGTGCTATATAACTTGGCTCATAGTAGCCAAAAATAATAAACCTGAACATTGTCAATACACCATCAATTCCAATGGCGATAAAAACATTTTTCACAAATTTATTTGGGTGTGAATTCCCAAGCATAGCAATAAATATAAAAAATAAATTTAGCGTAACTTCATAAACGAACCATTCTGATACACCTTCTTTGCTAAAGTCATTCATAAATAACTTTGCATTGAATGTCCCTATTTCAAGTTTAAATGAAAATAGGATATAGAATAGACACGCAAATAAAACTATCTTAAAGTATTTCATCAATTACTCCATCAATGACAATAAAATTATCGCCTGATTCTAATGTATATTCACCCGATTCTAGTAATTCAAATAAAGGAGTTACCTCATAGGTACAAACGAAAATCTCACTACCTACTTGAAACCCATCTTGAGCATCCACAAATGCACAATCGTTGTTAGTACACTCAACAATTTGAGGTAAAGGTTTTTTAATGGGACGCTTTGGTCCGAGTGGTACAAAGTTGCTCATAATATTGGGTCGTTAATTGTTACGTTTGTTAAATTAGATAGATACTTAGATGTAATTTCATCATGTTCAATATACCATCCCTCATTGCATTGGAATGTTGAACAATAGGTTTGAGTTAAAAAACCATTATTAGGTAGTCCCTCACCTTGATTTATTAGTGCAATAGCTTCTAAAGCCTCGCTCTCTGTACTATATAAATATCCTTGTTTTATCATAATTAGAATCCAAAATAAGTACGTTGGTCTGTTAAAATATTCGCTTTATCGGTCGATTTATTAGCTGCATAAATTACTAACTCTTGAGCATACCCTACGCAATTTCCCCAATTAGGACCAGAGCCTAATCTTATCATATCAATAGTTGCGCTTGTTGTACCCGTTCCCGTTGTTCCGTTTACATCAATAGCACTTGAAGCCCCATTAATTAAAGCGTAGTAAGCGGTTTGATTTGCAGGTGTAATACTTAAGGCGTTAACGGCTGCAGACGCATTATTAAATATTACCGTTCTATTAATATCTGTTCTTGTACCTATCTCAATACAATTTGCTGCGCTTGTAGAGGTTGAAAAGATTGAACCTACTACCGCCCCACCTGGATTATTCTTTCCAATTAAAAATATAGTAGCAGGTTGAGATATTGCAGCCCCTAAAGTTTTTGATAAATTTTCACCCGTTAAATCTAAATATGGTCGAGTACCTACAAGTAACATTGAACCGCCTGAAACTATTTGCGGTTGTTGCGCTGCGGTTGCATTTGTAATATCGTTACTATTACCACTTTGGTCAAACCAAGTAACTACAAAACCATTTTGAGTGCCACCACCCGCAATACAAAAAGCGGTTAAATTTGCCGTGTCTAAATTACCACTTACAAAACCTATATTAGTTTCTGAGTTATCCCCTGACCTTCTAACCCTAATCGCATTTCCTGAATACGCTGCCCTTAATAGTCTTGTAGAGTATGCTGCTGCTGCGTTTGGATAAGTATCTAATAAACCAACGTAAGCAGGCGCACCGCTCCTAAATTTATTAAAAACCGTTCCTATTCCGATTCCAGGTAATCTCATATTATGCTAAATAAGCTATAACCGAACCACTCGCCAAAGTAAATGCGGTAATTTCTGCATTACCCGCATCGGCAGGTAAATATGAACCTGCTTTAATTGTTACACCCGTAAGACCTTTAGTTGTCATTGCACTTGTTCCATTAATAGCGAAGGCAGTAAATACCGCATCTTCGTTCACTACAATAGCTGCAATTCTTTTACCCGTTTGTGCTGCGGTTGTACTTACTACATAAAACCCGCCTTGTCCGCTTATTCTATCAATTCCGTTCATAATCTTTTTAATAAAATAGATTTTTAATTAGTTTTTGTTTATTGAGGTATTTGGCATCTATCCCTTGTTTGAGCAAGTTCAAATATTAAAGTCATCTTCCATCCGTTCACCACATCTTGATACGCTTCTCTTAAAGGTTCTAAGACTATGTTTGGTTGAACGTAGAAGTAATCCATGTAAGTTGGGTTTGTTAACGCTGCGTAAATGTCTTGAGAAATACTTAAGGTATCACTTAACGTATCACGCTCATTTGATTGGTCAGCTTTCTGAATATCCATTACAAGGATTTCCATATTAACAAATAAAGTTTTCTCCCCTATTGTAGAGGTTAAAACATTAGCCCAAACAAGCGGATAAAGTTGTTGTTCACTTGCTGATATATCAAATGTTTCGCCAAACTCAAACTGACTTATTTGTGCGTGGTTGCTGCAAATCTTTGTTAGGTCGTTTATTATCTGATTGAGGGTGTAAAATTGCATTTGATTTTAAAAATTTAGTAAGTTTATCTAAGTTCTTTTTATGTACTCCTTTTTTCATATTTAGCAAAATGTGCATTTTTCACGAACCATTTTAGGACTCATTGGAATATTTTGGAAATTGTACTGACCTCTGCAACAAGCCTCATCTTCTAAAACCATCCCCGAAGTATAGTTATTCATCTTGGCAAAAATAGTGTCTATCCCTACGTTGGTTTGATTCAAGTATAATGGGTATGTAGTATTATTCTCCATTAAAAAAAGAGTCAATCTTTGTGCGTACCATTCAGCCTTATTTTTTGATTCATTTCGGATATACTGAATTTCATCGATACTTGCAGGGTTCATGTTGTCTGCATTTTGAACCCCTACTGCTTTATTAAAGTACTTATAGTTTATGTTCATTGGTAACTCATATCGAGTATACCAAATCATTGTGGGTATAATGTAATCGTCTAATAAAGTTTTATCATCATTAGTCAAAGTTGAATTCCTAACCTTATCTTGTAGGTCGTTATATAGCGAAGTCCCCAAGATTGGTAAGATAAAAAAGTTTTGGACATCGTAGATAGTAGGTGTAATTACCTTCATATCGACATTGTCATTCACTACACTATTATCTTTTAGCGTAGCTTCACTCAAAAACATTACTTTAGTTGCCATTATTTTACTTTTTTAACTAATTCTTGCTGCCAAATATGCCTACAATAAGGTAAATTAACATCCTTTTGCGGGTCATGATACCATCCACCTTTGCGACTAAACGCATCATAGTTCGGTATTCCGTAGATTTGCCCTAATTCTTCACTAATATTGTCTATATCTTCCCTACTAAAATAGCGTGGGTTCTCAATCATAGCCTTGCAGAATGAACGAGATTCACCACCTGCTAATAAAGCGGGTGCATCTGGGCGAATAACATAGCGATAACGGATATATAATTCTTCGAAAGTTGGTATCTTTAAATCTAAACCTTTATTTGTTAGCTTTAAATTCTCATCTAATAACCCGTCACCTATCAAAGTTTCTATTGATGATTCGATTTTAGTCTTATCGACCTTCATAATATCTACTAAACTTTCAATAGTTGTTTCGGGTGATTTACGAAGGATGTCTAAAATACCTTGTTCTAATTTACTGATAAAATCTTCTTTGCTAAACATAAACTTCTTATGTTTAATACTTACGAAATTTTCAATAGGTTCACCATACTTTGAGAATACTTGGTAGTCTATTTCATCATCTGCAAACTCGTGTCTACATGATTTAAATTGAGCGGGTGCAGGTGTTTCGGTAGGGATAACATTTCCACCAACTACGGGCGGTTTGTTTACTATACTTCTAATCTCATCCGCAG